CCGGTTGCTCCGCCGCCTTCCCTGTTCGTGTATGCGGGGAAGCCCATTACTGGTTAGACTGCAAGACTCGAACGGACGGGGTGCCTGTAGCCGCTATGGCATAAAGATCGTTGCCGGAGGTGCCGGGCATGTCGTAAGACGTGCCGTCAGGTCGGGGGAAGCCGTTCGCAACGGTAACATCGTCCCCGCCTATATAGACCGTAGCCCCGGAATTATTGTACATGGAAATGATGGAGGGATTCGGCCGACTTTGGTTCTCTGCGTTGGAGAGTTTGGTCGGTGTGGTGTCGTTGAGAGCCACGGCAGTTGTGCGAATTGACATGAAATTAATTGTATCAGAGAGCAAATCCCCGCCTTATGAGCGGGGACTGCCGATTCTGGATCACCTCCTCGTGAGAGATAATTTAGTTTACCACCGGCCGAGGGTCGGATGCTGCTTGCCATGCTTCTTCTCTTTCTTGGCAAGGGACTGCCAGAATTTCTCGCTGCTGTTCGCCGGTCCGGGCTTCTTTTCCCTGCGGGGCATCTTCTCAAAGATAGACAGATACTTCGCAGCGTAGGAGAGTGTGTCAACCTGATCGTCGTGCGCTCCGTGCGGGAAGGCAAGCAGCTCATGCTCAAAATCTGCAAGGAATCCTGCCGTCCGGGGGAAGTAGATGCGGCCCGCCTGAAGGAGAGCAGAAGCCTGCATTGCACGGGTCACCTTGTCGGTATCGGGGATGAGTTCTCGGATGGGAAGTCCCTTGCGCATAAGGCTCTGTATGAGGGTTATTCCGAAGGTCGCCTTCTCAATTCCGACAAACCGGGGCTTGAACTTGGATTCGAGGGACTCTCGCACCATGCGCTCGTGCTCCGGCCCCTGTACCCGTACCTTCTTCACGTCGAGGAGCAGCAGCTCCTTGTCGGGAGTTAGGGCAAAGGTAGAGAAGACCGTAAAGTCGGAGGTGGTCTTGGTCGTGGCAGCAAGGTCCGCTACCGTAAAGTTCCAACACTCCGCCTCCCGGACATACCGGGGAGTCGTGTGCTCGCCGTGGGGGAAGACCTGGTAGAACGTGATGCCGTCCTTGTCGGTCTCGGTAAAGTAGGCGAAATTCTCCTTAGAGAAGATGCCCCCTCCCTCAATCTGAGGCGTCTGCTGGTACAGGGCCGACCACCAGTAGTTCGTAAGGGTCTTGCGGATGTTGTGGAGAGCATCAATGTTGTAGCGCTCTGGCCACAGGGCCTCGCCTGGGAGTCGTCCTAGCACGTCCGGGTCTGGTCCGGTCGCAATCGCCGGGAGATTAATTAAGTACCACTCCTCAGGCTGCTGGAGAAGCTGGCGTCCGCCTAGGTCATCCTCATTCCACCGGGTGTAGAGCAGCACAACACAGCCCCCCGGTTCAAGGCGGGTAAAGGCGGTAGACATAAACCACTCGTCTGCCGAGTCTCGCTTAACCTGGGACGCCGCATCATCAGCGTTCTTTACCGGGTCGTCAATAATAAGTAAATCGGCGGGCTTACCGGAGATTGGGCCTCCGACACCTGCGGTCATCATACCCCCGCCTGTGCTGGTCTCCCAGCGGTGCGCCGCCTTCGTGTCCGTGCGGAGAGAGACAAAGGAAGCTCCGACAGGGGAGGTGAGCAGGTCCCGGACCTTGCGGCCCCAGGACGCAGCAAAGTCGGCCTCGTAGGAACAGAGAATGACTCGGTTATTCGGATTTTTTGCAATGAACCAGGCCGGGGTGTACTTGGAGATAAGTTCCGACTTCCCGTGCCGGGGAGGCATCGTGACCATGAGCCGCTTATATGGCGTGCCGTCCGGTTTCAGAAGTTCCCCTTCGGTTAACTTCCGTAACGTCTCGGAAATCAGGTCAATGTGGGGAGGACGTTGAAACCCGCCCCCCTTCGGAGTAGTGGGGGACATAAGGGTGGCGAAGTCGGCGGGGGAGTATAGGGAGACTTCTCTCTGAAGGAGGTTGTGATACTGCCGCCTCTCGGCGGGAGTCATCAGTTCTATTAGCTCATCAGGTATTTCTTCTAGATGGGGCAAGGTGTGTTAGGGGAGCCTACGAGCTACGGAGGAGCCGATGAACGCAGCAAGGGTGACGAGGAGAAAGAATGTGAGAGTCATAAATTAAGTTTAGCACGGAGAGTGACGCCTATTAAATGCTATACACAGTGAGTTTTTGAGAATTTATGGAGTAAGCTCAAGTTCCGCCTCCCCGCCACCCCAAAAGTCCTCTACCCCTTGCTGGTGTGGGTGTGTGGCTATCGAACATACGTTCTATATATCTGCTTTTGAAACAACCCCTATTTAATTTAAATGTTCCCCTTTTCGCTAAAGGTATTGGCATATCGTCCGATATATAAGTATGAGAACACAGAAGGGATACCGAAGATGAACAAAGAATTCAGATACCTCGCAGAGACAGTAGCCGAAGTGATCAGCGCTTTTACCGCACTGTCGCAAGACAACGCAGAGCACGAGGACTTCATCTCCGTTCTTAAGGAACTTCAATCATGAGATTGACACAAGCAGAACTGATCGAACTAATGTTCGACTTGTTGACCGATAGGGCGCTAAAACGCTATGTTTTCAGCGGTATAGCGGAGATTAGAAAAGAGGTTTAGAGATGGAATTTGGGATAAAAGCTTACTGGGAGTGGACAATGAACGATCTAATGCTAGACATAGCAGAATATTTGGACGAGGTAGGACAATGACAGACGAAGCTCAACACCTAGTAGATGCAGCATTAGAGGAGGTCCACTCATGAGTTACGCAAGAAAAGGCACTCAAGAGGTCTCAACCTCTGACGGTTTTGTCAAGATCAAAGTAGTTGGCGCTAACGACACATCCACTAATTGGCTCAATATTTCACTGGACGCATGGCGACGTATTGCCGCCATCATTGTTACGGACGAGATGCCATGAACCAAGTCATATGGACACCTGAACAAGGTTGGATCGACAATGGTCCCGAGGTTACACTCACACTCGATGACAAAGGACGCCTAACTACCAACGATTTCACCACTAACCTACAAGGCCAAACACAGCCCGCAAGACATACCGGAGACCTCGAAAGTGAGAACGCATGATTAAACGACTTATACAATCTACTATCGACTCAATCGAGGAATATCAGATACCTGTAGTTGAGTCTGGCGGCAAGGTTCGGCCTTATCGGGTCCTAGGCGAAAATTTCGATGAAAATGGTCTTTACTTAGTGGCCAGGGTACTAGATGCTCTTGAAGCTCAAGGCCGACTCAATGACCCTAGGGACGTGTAATCGTGTCCCGCAAACTAACCGCCGTTGACCTTGCCAACATCAAAGCCGACCTCGAAAGTGAGAACGCATAATGACCAACTACCCTCACCGCAATGGACCAAACGACAAGGTGCACGTAGCTCAACCATGTCGCATTTGCACCATACCACTCAAGCTAAGCCATATCACCAAAGTTAATGACGTATGGGTTCACACTCACTGCCTAGAAAGTGAGAGTGCAAATGCTAAATAACTCCGAAACCTATCAAGAACTGTATTGGGACTATATAGACAATTTTCCTACAGTATCCGCTTGGATCGATTACTACAACCTACCCGCAAACGAGGCCGGATTTATCTTAGCGATTTACAAAGGCAGCGTTAGACCATGAGCCCCGAGCAAGCCTTACATCAAGCCTACCGCCATACAGCGGTCTTTAGCATCATAATACTCACGCTCATTCTACTCATACCACACAATACCCAATGCTACTTTCCACCACTACATACGCCACAAGGCTACCGCTGTTGGTGGGAACAGAACAACGCTATGCCCAACCACTTAGAGAAAATCTGCGAAAGGGTTAAATAATGTCCTACCTTTACGACTCATTACCACACTACGATTACGACTCTTACCCAGAGCACGAGGCACATAAGGATTACCTAGAAGCGCTAGGCTACTACGACGAACAGGAGGATGGTGAACTATGAGCACAATAGCGGCAGTACGAAACGGATCAGGCTTAGACTTTAATCGCTACGTTCATAAAGTCTTTAAAGACCTAGACTCTGCGCACACTTGGGAGAATAGACAACCTAAGAATTGGACCATAAGAGTATTCGATGCCAAGCTACGTACAGGTGACGTAGTTCCACCCAACACTGAAAGTAGGGTGATATGAGTACCAGATACGACATAACAAGTGATCCTAGATATGTTGAGCCTACAGATCATTGCCACCCTATATGGTGTGACACTTGTGACTTATTTGATGATGACGACTGGTGCCCATGTTGTGCCAACTTTGTAGGCAGTGAGACCAAATGAGCATACTTGGTTTAATCGAAATGGATATTCGCAACGAATTGTTACAAGATAGAACCTATAATTGGGAGTCTCTTAACTCTATTATGGCTAAAATTATGCCACTTATATCGGATCGCATAGGTCATGAGTGTACGCATAACGCTAATCAAGACTGCTCGCACCGGGACCCGTATCAGACATGACCGATGAACTCTACGAACTACGCCTTGCCTACGCCATATCCAAGGGATTAGACGAGGATACAGATGCGCACGAATGGGCAGAGGACCCAGCAGCACCGCCCATAACGCAGTCTTACTTAGACAACCTACGGGAGCGGGCAGAATACAACGCCAGCCAAGGACCTTACTACGATCACCTTATTACTTCAACCATCCGCAAACAAGGCTATTGGAGTCCCTAACATGCAAGAGGCACTAGACCGCATGTCCGTACACCTTGACGAGGCACCACTAACACCTGAAATTATCATCCTCCGAGAGGATTTCAAAGCCATCATTCAACTAATCGAAAGGCACTCATCCGCATGAAAGACGACACGAAATTCCTCCTCATCTTCATTACCATCCTTGCCGCCATAATCATCCCGGCGGCCTTATCCCGGTAAATATCCGGGAGGAGAAATCACAAAACTACGGGGAGAAATTCCCCAACTCAAAACCTCATCACAGTCACCGCACAACCCCGCTAACGCCCAACCACATGCCCTAAAACCACCCCTTAACACATTTCATGTCATTTCATTACAAAGGGTCATCATGTGTTGCTATCTTTATATCTGACACTCACCCCCTCTGACCTGCTGTAATACAGTGTATACATAGTAAGATAGTAAAATGATTATTATATACCCCTCTACTATTTCTCTCTTAGCCGAAAACAGAAAAAAGTGCCCAGGCCTTCGCAGAGAGTATTTATTTATCTTACAATGTTACACTTGACTCAAGATCGCATTGTGTTAAACTTATATAACACTACGAAAGGCACACAATGAAAGTACTCGCCGTACAGATCCCCGACGATCTACACCGAGAATTACGAATCAAAGCAGCCACAGAAAACAGCACACTCAAGTCTATTGTCCTCGAAGCAATAGAGCGATACGTTGCCTAGACCACCAACCTACGAGAACGCCCCAGACTGCTCACAATCAGGTTGCCCCCGAGGCGAGTATATGCCGGGTACAGGACTCTGCAAGGATCACTACTCAACACAAGGCTGTTCCGTTCCCGACTGCACTAAGCCACACCACTGCCGAGGTTTATGCACTACCCATTATCAGCGCACACGACGAGGGAATAAGGCACTACAACCTTTATTTACTTCCGAAGAGCTACGGGTCTTAAAACACATCACAACCGAATATCTTAAGAACCACACACCTTTACAATAACCACCACACAAGTTAAAATAAGAGAGCGCAGCGGGGCAGAGCAGGCAGATAAGTTGCGAAGATACATCCTGCTAGGATCTCGCACCCCCGCTTAATTTAATAGGAGAGCAAGTGAAACCAAGCGACGATCAACTTTACGAGGACTACTTAGACGCTGTTAATGCGGCATGGAAACTCTTTGCTGAGTATAAGAGTGACTTCATATCTGACTTAGAGAAACACTCCTTGCCGCACTTTCTCTTTGTCCTTTGCGAAGATCCGAGATTCCGTAGCTTTATGGAGCACACTTGGGAGCAGCAAGACTTACGCATCATGGAAGGCCGGAAATGACACTCACGAACGCAGAACTAGCCGACAGGATCAAGAGTTATACCACTTGGGATAGAACGGGAGAAATCTACACGGCGCTAGTCGAACTCCGTCAATGGCGGGAGTTGGGGCGGGAGCTTTTGCAAGTGCACCAACCAACTGGGTCTGGTCGCCTATGTGTTTATTGTGGCGCTGCTGACGGAGATTACCCATGCGTAACAGCTCAAGAGGTCCGCACACTTCTCGGAGATGAAGGGTGATGGATTGGCAAGCGCTGGTGACTTGCATTTCGTGTGGTCATCAACATCATGTGAAAAACGGCAAGTGGGGGCGGTGCGAAATGTCGCTTGTCACGCTGGCCAAATGCCAATGCAAAAAGCTGCACCCAGATCCAGTGTTTCGCAAGTTTGCCGACGCACCTACCAAAGGAACGGACGAACAGTGAGCGATAAAGCAGATGAATTTCTACAAGAACTAACGGATTTATTGAACCGATACAGCATTGAAAATCGCAGCGACACACCTGACTTTATTCTCGCCGAATACATCGTCGAGTGTTTAACCACATGGAACCGCACAGTGACCAGACGGAGTGAGTGGTACAAGCCCGACCCGTCAGAGAGGCCGTCGTGATCGATCCTTCCTGGCGAAGAGGCATATCGCTACTACAGCAACAACTTGCAGACGCCAGGCAGGAGAACGAGCAGCAGCGAGCGGAGTTGGAGAAGTGGCGGGATATTGGTCACCGAGTTTTGAAAGTTCAGGGCTACTCAGGATGGCTTGATGACATTAAATCCCTCCTCGAATCGGAGGCAGAGGATGATGATTGACGAAATCTTCGACAATATGTGGCAGAAGTCCCACAAGCGCATTGCCGAACTGGAAGCAGAGAACGAACGGCTGGCAGCGGTTCAATCCGACTTTATTAACTGGTTGGTGGATGAAGTCGGCTACCCGTTCAACATGACGAGCAGGGACTTTCCAGCCACGCTTTATGAGCCTGTTGTCCTTGCATGGCAAAAGAAAGACGGCGGCGACTTCGATGGTGGGCGCATCGAGGATTACTGGGCTTGCTGTGTTGATGAGGCTGGCTGGACACTAGACGCCACAGATGTATCATAAATAAATGACAAAACGCATTGAGAGGGACCCACTTCCCCGAGGACCAGGCCCAGGCCACCACAACGGACTTGCTACCTATAAATTTAACGATGCGGCCAAGGAGATATACCTTGAAGCTCTCCGCAAGCCTACGACCCGCTCAGAGGCCGCTAAAAGGGCAGGAGTAACGGTCCAGACCGTACGACAACACATGAAAATCTTCCCGGAATTTGCCGAGGCAGTCATGTACGCCGAGATAGACGGCAGTGATGTTGTCGAGAGCGTTCTGTACGAAATGGCGATAGAGGAACACTCCTTCCCCGCAGTGTCTAAGATTCTCGACAACCGTAACCCGGAGAGATGGCGTGATATGAGGAGAAGTGACACCCAAATCATACAAATCAATCAACAGTTAGGGGATGGAGACTCTGCAACGGAAATATCTCGTCTAAGAGAGCAACTGGAACAAAGAAAAGCTCTCCAAGATGGAATTGTTATTGATACTACGGCTATGACAAAGGACACTAATGCCCAGCCCAACAACCCCGGATAATTTACACGAACGTCTGTTCACCAAAATTCAGATTACACCGACTTGTTGGTTGTGGATAGGAAATACCCACCGCAATGGTTACGGAAGCATAAAAATTTCTCAGAAGATGAAACTAGCTCATCGTGTGATGTATGAACTGTTTGTGAGTCCAATCCCTTTAGGCTTAGAGTTAGACCATCTCTGCCGCACTAGGAACTGTGTTAATCCTGAACATTTAGAGTCTGTTTCTAGAACTGAAAACATGCTCCGAGGCCAGAAGGCTCGTACTTTACCATCATTCTGCAGTAGAGGCCACGAATATACGCCTGAGAACACCTCTGTGGCCTTAAACCCTCGCAGACACCGAGTCTGTCGCACGTGTAAGAATGCCCGTGAACGTGCCGCTTGGCGGGCTAGAAAATACGCTGCTTAAATTAAATCCTTGCTTTTATCAAGCAACAGGTTTAAGTTAACAGGACAAGAACAAACGCCCTCAACGCCACAAGGAGCACCCCAATGTCTGACCTATCCACAGACCGACGATCTACCGCAGCCCCTACGGGATATGCCACCCACGATATGTACTTTGCCTCCCACTTTTATCAAGGAGGCCGCCGTAACTTCTTCCTTGATCTGTCTATCCCGCAGCTCCTCGCCACGATCAACCAACCCGACCCCCTCGTGCTCATTGAGGGCAACCGCCAGATTACGCTCTCGCACGCCCAGGGCTTTGCGGACTACATTCTTTCTCGACCGGACTGGGTTTGCCCCATGATCCTACTCCGAGCCCCCACAGGGGAGTTTGAGTTTCGCAGTACCACCCGAGCCGACGAGTCCGGGGCAGGCACCGACTTCGGCATCCTCTCCGTCCCGAAGTACGCCCGAACACAAATTAACATTATTGACGGGCAGCACCGCATCCTCGGATTCCACCTTGCTTGGACGCAGCTAGAGGATCAAATTCAGAAGGCCAGAGCACACCTTGCCCGAGCTAAGAAGGACCAGCCCGACGTTCATGTTCTAATAAAATCCGCAGAGAAGCACCTAGACATGCTCCTAAAGCGCCGACAGACCCTTACCGAGCAGCGAGTCGGCCTCCAGATTGTCATCACGGACGACCCTAAGGAATACAAACAGATATTTGTTGACATTGCGGATAACGCCAAGGGTATTCCGAAGGCTGTCTCCGTAGGGTTTGACAGTCACAAGGTTGTTTACCGGGCTTTTGCCGCTGTAGCCGAACACCCACTTCTTAAGGACAGGGTTAACAAGAACTCAGACAGGGCGATAAAGAACAGCCCCTACCTACTCGGAGCGGCGCACGTTGCCAACATTATCCGCTGCATTGAAGTAGGGTCGGGACGCATAAGCCGAGTGCAGGAATTAGAGTTAAAGGATGCAGATGTTGTTAAGAATTCGCTCGAATTCTTTAACGTTATTACCGCAGCATTTCCTAACCTTAAAAAGGTAGAGCAGGGCATTCTTTCTCCCGAAGAATTGCGCCAGCAAAACCTCCTCGGATCCGTCACAATGCTGCGAGTTCTTGCCCGAGTATTTCACGATTTGCGGGAGGAAGGTCTCGGCCTCTCCGATATCCTCGCCCACTTCGAAGGCCTTGCTCCGCTCATGCCTCTGCCCCTACAAGACTTCTGGCTTACCACCGGAGTCTTCCAACCCGGAGGCACAGCACCCGGATCCGCAGCCGGAGATGTCAACCGCCTCACTGACGCAATAAAGGCCAAGATTTGACCCCCAGATTGACCCCCACAATGCCGGAAACGGGCAGACAGCCTCAGACAAGAAATAGCTTTTGACCTGCACTAACGGACAGAGGCAGACACCCTAAAACACCCTATTTCTGCATGACACGCAAGGGGTCACAGGTTCAAGTCCTGTACGGCCCACCAGCACTTTTACCCGAAAAGGAGCCTCACAAAATGCCATCTGACCCCCAGATTGACCCCCACCGTGATTTTGCGAACGAGTACGAGCTTGCACATCTTGACGACTTCCTTCCGGGGAGCAAGAGACACACTTACCGAGACTTACGAGAGGCAAGAGCGAAGCACATTAGGGCGCACTATGAGATCATGCTTCGGGAAACAACAGAGCCGTCCGAATAGTCGGCTCCACGTTGTGCCGGTAGTGTTGCTCTAACATGCGGGTGCTTCCCTGGCCGAGGAGATCAGCGATCTCGATCAACGGAACATGTGCAGCGGAGAGAAGAGAAGCGCAGGAGTGGCGAAGTTCATAAGGAGTCCAGATCCCCAGCCCCGCTTTCTCTGTCAACTCCGCAAACTCACGTCTAAGGTTGTTCTTGTCCCACATCCCTCCCACCGAAGTCGGGAAGACCAAATCTCCGTAGCGCTCAATGCCCTTAAGCTCATCTACAACGACCGCAGGCATAGCTAATGTTCGTTGTGATCGTTTTGTTTTAAGAGGGCCGCTCCGAGATACCCGAATCCTTAAAACGCCGCCTACGAGGTCAACATCCTTCCAACGCAGACCGGCTAACTCTCCCGGACGCAGCCCGAGATACAAACCGGTAAGAATAAGCGGCCGAAGCCGGTGACCCTCGCTGATCTCCAGAAGGGTCTCGGCTTGCTCCCGAGTAAGAGATCGCCGAACCCGAACCGTCCCCGACGGAGTGTCAGCCAACATAGCGACGTTTTGATAAACAATGCCACGGCGCTGTGCATGCCGAAGCGCCTTCGTAAGGGTGCTGTGTATCCGAGCCCGACTACTTCGGCTTTCAACTGAGAGCCCCCGTAGAAACGTCTCGACGTCAGTCACGGAAAGATCCCTAATCTTTCGGTGCCCCAAGGAATCTATGATCTTATCCACCGCCCACGCATAATTGTCCAGTGTTGCTTTGCGCAGCCCTGAGGCGGCGAGGTCTTCCTTCAGCCAGCGCTCAAGGTATTTCTTGACAGTAACATCGTTCTGTGATAACGGACGGCCCTCATCTATTAAGCGTAGGGCAAGTCTTAACTGCGTTAAGACTTCCTTCTGCGTGTGCGCATATATGCTTACAGGCTTTCCGTTCAGCCGGTAGCGGGCCTCCCAGCGCCCGTCCGACCTCTTTTTAACTGTTCCCTCTCCGTTGCCTCTCATAGCGGCGGGATTATACACTAAGAAACGAGGGCACGCACATAATTATCAAGATCTTCTTTGCGGATTAGCGCCCGAGAGCCAATATGTACAAAGGGGATTTCACCCCTTCCCTTAAGGACATACAGTGTCGCCCGAGAAATCCGCAATTGCTCCAGGACTTCCGGGACTGTAAGTAATAGTTTTTCCATGTGCCCTTTATCGGCAAAGCAAGCCCACAGTTAAGACAAAAAAGAAACAGCTCCGCCGTGCCCAGAAAGGGGCCTTATAGCGGAGCTGTCAGACTCAAGGTATTATAAACACCAAGAGTGGGGTTAGTAAGATTATAGCAGCTTGCCTCGCTCTTTTGTCCTTTGCTAGAATAAGTAGTGAGCAATCGGGAAGTAGATGATTTAGTTAAATATCTCGAAATTGCTTGCCCCAATTTGCGGACTGCGAATCTTACAAAAGACGTTATAAGGCAGTCCCTATTAATTCTCTTGAGTAGCCAAAAAATTTGCTTGCAATAGCAAAGTCTTTCGGTACCATAGGCAATAAGACCTACATCAGGGGGCACCCAATTGAACGAATATCTTACAGAGTTTATCTCCAATGACGGCCATAAGTTTACTCCAGGAGATGTCTTCCGTTTACGCTCAGAGCCGGGTGCTATTTTCACCTTTATTCACTTCTTTACAGACAAAGGCGGACCCACTGTGCGAGCCTATGGAGGGTCAAAAGACCCTAACGGGCAGCGGGCAATAAGGTCCTTTGTAGCCGACCTTAAGTTTATCCCCGTCAAGGCACGAGTGAAGCGTAATGCAGCGGCTTAGTTTATTTAATTCCCCGGACTATCCGGTATGTGATGCCTGCGGACGGATTATAAGTCAGAACGCACAGTGGCACAGCTACCCGGAATGGATGGGAGCTGTGTGTGATGAATGTGTGGGTCCGATGCACGACTGCCGTCTCGGTGCCTGTAAGCGTACGCCAGTACAGTTATTCGCCAGTGAACTTTCATAAGGCCGCATGCCAGGGGGAATCGGAGACGATGTTCCCCGAGGACGAGGAAGATGTTGAGCAGACAGCATCCGGTCTCGCCCTTTGCGCCATATGCCCGCTGCGAGCACGCTGCGAAGAGTATTTCTATAGCTTTGAAGACCACGAGAGAATGCCCGGAATCTGGTTTGGGACCACGTTCAAGGGGCGAGGAGGGATAGTAGATGCAGAGGATTAAGCTATCAAGAACCGGAAGGCGCTGGGCGGCAGGCAAGCCCTGCCTTCTTTGTGGTCTCGTTCTTCACCACAAAGACGCTGTGCTTTTACGCACCGAGGACCAACAACATATTGTTCATAATGCCTGTGCTGATATTGCGGAGGCACAGGGTGTTTAAGCGCAAAAGGACAAAGGCTCTCGTATTCCTCAGCGGCCCAATGAGCGGACTTCCTAATTCTAACTTCCGGGCTTTTGACAGAGCGAAAATATCCTTGCTACAGCAAGGATATTCTGTCTGGTCTCCGGCAGATCACGACCGAGTGCAGGGTTTTGACGGAACAGGCCCAGTCCCGGCAGGCTTTTATCAGAAAGCAATTCGGGCAGACATAGAGGCCCTTGCTAACTGTGATTTTATTTATCTTCTTGACGGGTGGAACAACTCCCGAGGAAGTCGCCTCGAATATGACTTCGCTATGGCAGCCGGTATCCCGGCACTGAATGCACACCTTCTCCCACGGCCATACATTCTCGGACTGTCCGGGTATGCGCAGGCAGGTAAGGACACCGTAGGCCGATTCCTAATACAGGATCACGGCTACATACGCCTAGCCTTCGCTGACGCATTAAAGAGTCTGGCCCTTGCTGTTAATCCCGCCCTTAAGGAGTTAGTAAACGCTCAGGGTTGGGAGGCTACCAAGCAGATCCCGGCTAATCGTCAGTTCCTACAGGATTTAGGAGTGGGCGTACGTAACATCATAGGCCCAGATACTTGGGTTAATAAGGCGTTTCAGGGCCTTGTCCCCGGACGTAAGTACGTCATAACGGACGTGCGTTTCATGTCAGAGGTAGAAAAGATTAACTCCTATAAGGGCATATGCGTCCGGGTATCTCGCCCCGGAGTTTTCCCTGCTAATAGCCACGTCTCCGAAAGCGAGCTAGACGGCTACGACTTCGATGCTTACCTCCTCAACTCAAACACACTGTCAGATCTACAACGCAACACCGCAACCATTGCCCGCCTGCACAAGGCGGTTATGTGATTAAGGACACGAAGTGGTTAGAAGATCGCATAGAAGAACTACAGAAAGAAATATCCCTACTACGAAAAGAGATAATCCGTGAAAAAGACCTTCGGCCTTCTGATACTCATCCTCCTACCTTTAAGTGTGGCTCTGCCTGTCGCTGCGAGTCCCGGCAAGGATAACAACGTCAGGCTCTGCCACGCCACGTCCAGTGAGACAAACCCGTACGTCACGATCACTGTAGACCCGGCCTCCGTTGTCTTTGAAGGTCATGATGGCCATGATGATGACATTATTCCTCCGTTCGAGGGCTATCCAGGCAAGAACTACATGGGCGACAACATTTTAATTTATCTCAACGACTGTGAGGTACCACAATCCACTACAACTACCACTACGGAAGTATCTCCTACGACGACTGTTGTTTTATCACCGAGTACGACTACAACAGTAACGATCCCGGAAGCGACGACGACCACAACCAGCACGATCGTGCCGGTTACGACGATTCCGACGACAATCCCGGCTGAAACGACCACAACCAGCACGATCGTGCCTTTTTTAGTCGGTCCCGAATCAACAACGACTGTTCCGGTTGTTTCGGGTGAACAAGAATTGCCTCGTACCGGACTGCCGATCCTCCTGCACGTTGCTGTAGGTCTTGGGCTGTTGCTTCTCGGAACTCTTGCTAAGAGGTGGGCACATTAACCCCTCACTCCACTTGGTTGAAACAACGGAGGAAGCTAACGACTTCCTTCGTTGGCTTTCGCAGGATCGCAATGTTCTTGCAATTGATACCGAAACCGGCGGACTGTCTTACCACAAGGACCCTCTGCGATTAGTTCAGTTCGGGGACACTTCGGAAGGTTGGAGCCTTTCGTACAAAGATTGGCGTGGGGTAATCAAGATTGCTTTAGAGCGATACGAGGGGCCTGTCGTCCTCCACAACCACAGCTTTGACTATCACTTTCTCACACAAAACGGTCTGCCGCTCCCGAAGGGCCGCACGCACGACTCCATGCTGATGAGTCATTTGCTGGAACCTAATCAGGCAATGGGACTAAAGGCCGCCGCCCGCAGGCATGTTGATCCTCAGGCAGCCGATGGACAACAGCTATTGAAGCAAGCATTTCGACAATATGGTTGGACCTGGGCCACTGTTCCTGAGAACTACGGCCCCTATTTTTCGTATGCTTGTCTGGACACGGTATTAACCGCTTGTTTGGCAGAGAAACTGTTACCACAAATTCAGTCTTTAGGGCTTGAGCCATCTTATGACTTAGAGATGGAGTACTCCGAAATAATGCGAGCAGTTGAGACACGGGGAATTCGCCTTGATATTGAGTACACGCAGAAGTTGAAGGATACTTGGCATGATGAACTCATCGAGATTCAGGATGATTTGATCGAGAGTGGGATTACGAATCCGGGCTCAGATCACCAAATTTCAACAGTTTTCTGTGAATTGGGCTGGAATCCGACTCAATTCACACCCACAGGCCGTCCGAAGATGGATGAGTCCGTTCTCTCTCAGATGGAGAACCCTCTAGCAAAAATGATTTTGCGATACCGAAGACTTGTAAAATGGACTTCGGGGTATCTCGACAACTTCTTAAATCTTCAACATGATGGGCGCATTCATCCGACCATTCGCACGTACCAAGCCCGTACTGGGCGCAGCAGCGTTACGTCCCCGGCACTACAAACTTTGCCAAGAGGAGACACAATTAGGAATTGTTTGATTCCTGAGGATGGCCACAGCTTCATTTCTACCGATTTTAACCAGGTGGAGATGAGAATTTTTGCTCACTTCTCTCAAGAACACGAGATGTTGAAGCGAATTAATGACGGAATGAATGTCCATGCTGCAACAGCAGAGGCTTTGTACGGCCCGGAGTTTACATCGGATCAGCAGCAGATCGCAAAAAACGGAAACTTTGCCAAAGTGTATGGTGCGGGAATTGGGAAATTTGCTGCTACGGCAAAGGTTTCTCTTGATGAAGCGCAAGCCTTTGACCTGGCATACAACCAACGTTTTCCAGGTGTAGCTCGATTTTCTCAGCAGGTTATTGACCTAGGCCGTTCCCGATACAACATGGAGGGGTTGGCCTATGTGCGGACCCCCCTCGGGCGACGACTTGTCGCTGATCCTAAGAAGGTGTACTCATTAGTTAATTACCTCATTCAGGGGACTGCTAGTGAGGTGTTCAAGCAGAAAATTTGTTACTTGAGTCGTGCCGGGTTTGAGGACAATCTGCGACTGGTCGTTCACGATGAGGGGCTATTTGATGTTCCCGATGAAGATTGCGAAGAAGCTTCAAAAGCTATTGCAGAGATAATGACCGACACGGACAGTTTCGCAGTTCCGCTAACCGTGAGTAGTTCACCTCCCGCAAAAAGGTGGGGTGGAAAATGAGACCACGAGGCAAAGACTTAGAAACCAGCTTTCTATATAGAGTGGACAAGACCCCATCTTGTTGGTTATGGCAGGGGAGTTTAACCGCTCTCGGATACGGAAGGCTTCACCATGATGGGACTAGGCGACCGGCGCATCGGTTGTCATGGGAACTTTATCGGGGCACTATCCCTAAAGAACTCCATGTTCTCCACAAGTGCGATGTGCGGAATTGTGTTAACCCCACTCATCTCTTCCTAGGCACACACCTTGACAATATGAGGGATTGTGTGTCTAAAGGTAGGCACGTCTTACCACCTAGGAGGCGGGGAGGCCAGATACAGAACTCTGTGCTGACGGAGGATGATGTTCGAAAGATTCGGGGGCTAAGTGGTATGACTCAAAGAGCCATTGCCAAAGAGTTCGGTGTATCGTTTCAAACTATTAATCTGGTGCTTCATGGCAAAACCTGGAAGCACGTTGCATGACCCATATATTGGCAATAGACCCAGGTCTATGTTCGGGCTGGGCTATTCTCCACCCTCTAGGCTTTCTCTCAGGGGAAATCGACGGAGGATATATCCCGTTAGTTGATGAAACCAACGAGAAACTGGATATGTTTGATCTGGTCGTAGTTGAGGAGTATGTGGTTGATTCCGGTACGTCGAAGAAGACACGCTCCTATGAAGCATTTTACGCTATCGGGACCCTTCAGTGGCTCTGCCACGTAAATAACATCCCTTTTGTTATTAGCCCTCGGACGGCAAAGTCGTTTGACAAGAACGGAGATAAATTAAAACGTCTCGGTTGGTGGAGGCCGGGGCACGGTGGACATGCAAATGACGCAGCTCGCCACCTCCTATCGGAAGCAATAAAACTTCCCGAATATCGTCAAACTTTACTTGAGAAATTAGTAGATCCCACGTACAATAAAAGAAGAATTGCTAGGGAGGATTAGCTTGCCTATTTATCAATACCGTCACATAGATAAGGATTCAGACAAGGCAAAATGCCTGTGGTGCGTTCAGGATTTTGACTCTCCCGAGTATGGATTATTGTCGTGCCCGGATTGCGGATATGACGTTCGCCGTGTGTGGGGATTAGCGGGATTCTCAATTAAGTAAGGAGAAATAGTATGAGCGATGATACCGTTATTGAGGGGATTATTAAAATCAACTCTACAGCATTTTACAAAAATGAGGACGATTTTAACCGGGCACTGGACAGTGAACTCACCCGTCTTCGCAAGGATCTGTTCGATGAATATAAGAGACTAAACTCCTAAGTGCCCTCCGCATCTTTAGTAGACGGAATAATCTATATTAAGGGTGCGTATTGGGAGAAGGCTGCCATCATGCAGGTCCCCGGAGTCTCGGCCGTTCTGAAAACCCCGTTCTACAAGGCACCCCTTGCCTGGTCTACCTGCCTCGCACTGCGTGGGATCTTCAAGGACTCTTTGGAAATCGAGGGGAGCTTGCTTGAGTGGGCCAATGGAGAGCGTTTAGAGATTGATCGACGTTTGACCGCCCGGCTGAGTGAAGCGACCTTCTCGGAGACCCCGATGTTTCCGTTCCAGAAACGAGGAGCTACATTTTTAGGGGTTGCTAGAGGCGCTCTCCTGGGAGACCAGCCCGGTCTCGGAAAGACAATTCAGGCGATACATGCTTTGAACACCTATGAAGCTCTTCCTGCGCTGATTGTTTGTCCCAATTCGGTCAAACATACATGGAAACTTGAGTTTGAGCGATGGGCACCTGACCTAACTATATCTGTTGTCTCAGGCACAGCGTCACAGCGTCGCAAGGCGCTTGCGCCCGGATCAGACGTTTACGTAGTGAACTACGAGTCGGTTAGGGCGCACTCCCGCATTGAGCGGTATGGAAGCATACGGCTCACGGATGCTGAGAAAGAGCCGAAGGAGCTACAGGCCCTCGGGATAAAGACTGTAGTTGTAGACGAAGCGCACCGAATCAAGAACCGCAAGGCTGTCAGCACACGGGCAATCAAGGCTGTAGGAAAGACAGCGGACTATCGTTTTGCGCTCACCGGGACCCCCGTAGCGAACACTCCCGCTGACCTTTGGTCAATCATGAATTTCGTCGCTCCCGAAGAGTGGCCCTCCTATTCCCGTTTCGTGGACCGATATCTTATCTCCGCTCCCGGATTCTTCGGAGGGACTGAGATATTCGGGCTTAACCCGAACACGACAGATGAGTTCTACCAGCTCCTAGACCATCGGTTCCTCCGTAGGACGAAAGAGGAAGTCCTGCCACAGCTCCCTGAGAAGACATACCAGGTTCGGTATGTCGAGTTAGAGGCAAAACAGGCCAAGGTCTACAAATCCCTTGCCTCAGACATGATTGCACAGATTGATTCTGGCATCCTTTTTACCGGAAATCCTCTCACTCAGATGGTCCGACTACGGCAGGCAGCCAGTGCATACCTCACCTTAGATAAGGAAGACGCCGTTTCTTTATCTAGCCCTTCAAATAAGATAGAGGCAATGCTCGAACTGTTAGACGAGCGGGCCGGAGCGCCTACCGTTGTCTTTGCAGAGCAGCGTCTCCTTATTGATTTGCTGTCTAGTGAGCTAGACAAAACTGATATCCGATACGGCCGTATAACCGGCGCTGAGAGCACCGAGGAGCGCACAAAGGCCGTAGAAGCATTCCAGGCAGGCAAGCTCCCCGTGATCCTCTGCACAACAGCGGCAGGCGGCGTAGGGATCACCCTTACCGCAGCAGACACGGTTGTATTCCTTCAAAGGAGTTGGTCGGCTATTGACAATTCCCAGGCGGAGGATCGCATACATAGAATCGGACAAGAGCACCCCGTTACAGTAATTGACCTAATAAGTAAAGGGACAATTGAGCAAGCGGTATTTGATCGTTTCGGGGATAAACTTGACCAATTAGAATCTGTTGTTAGAGATAAAAATGTCTTGCTTTCTATGTTAAAAGCCGTATCATGAAGAAGAGAAAGCCAAGACGGCGTAAGCCTGTAAAACACGGGACTGTTGGTGGGTATTTCAGTGAATTACGCAATGAAGGGGAGACATGCCTGATCTGTAAAAAGTTCTGGCGTGAGCGACAAAGAGAAGTACGCAAGACCTGGAAGTCTCCTAAAACGAACCGGGAACAAGTGGTCGAACGGGAGGCAAAGAACAGATATGAGTGGGGGGAGAAGCAACGTGACGACTAGAACGATAAATAATAGCGAAATACAGTCGTTCAAACGCTGCCGACGCAAGTGGGATTTATCTTATCGTCAGGGCCTCTACCGTCCCGAAGATGGTGAGAAGGGTAACCTGGGTATAGGCACAGCCGTGCACACTCTCCTGGAGGCTTACTACAAGGATCAGCCCGAGCCTGAGTGGGAGAGCCGTCTGCCGGACCCTAAAGAACGTGAACTCGTTAAGATCATGTATTCGGGGTACCTTCGTTGGTTGGAGACAACCGGAGCGGACAACGGCCTCACGGTCGTAGCCTCGGAGCAGCAGGTCTCGCACTCCCTCGGAGTGATCCGGGGTCGGGAAGTTATTTTAACGGGACGCTTGGACCTTCGGGTAATAGATGAATATGAGCGAACACTCCTCTTTGACCACAAGACATGCCAATCCTTTGAGCGAACCGCCGAAGGCATACAGCACAACGAGCAGCTTTTAACTTATGCCATGCTGCTTAAATTATCCGAAGGGATTACCGTTGACGGGGCGCTATTGAACATGCTTCGCAAGGTGAAGCGAGGCCCAACAGCCAAGCCACCATTTTACCAGCGTGAGACCGTTACGTTTAATGAGCACCAGCTCAAGGCTCACTGGGAGCACACGGTTGGGATCGTGGAAGAGATTCTGCGGGCTGAGGAGCGCATAGACGCAGGAGTCTCGACGCAGATGGTGTGTCCGCCCACGTTTGACAGCACTTGTAGCTGGATGTGCCCGTTCATGGCGGTGTGCAGTCTTCACGACAACGGAAGCAACGTACAGCAAGCATTACAAGATTTTTACACAGTTAAACCAGCAGCTTAACAAGGGAGAGAAATGAGCACACTACTTACTTTGATTCACGGAGAGTCCGGGGTGGGGAAGTCTACCTTCGGGAACACAGGGCCAACGCCTCGGCTGATCCTCGATGCTGAGGGGAAGTCAAAATATCTTAAGGGCAAGAAGGTCTATTGGGACCCGATGATCGACGAGCCACCGGATGCACCACTCGTAGTGGTCGACGTCTCCGACTGGACGATCTTGCAGGCGGTCTACCAGCAGCTTTCGGTCAAGAATCCGTTTCGCTCTGTGGTCTTTGATTCACTGACTATTGCTCAAAAGCGTCTCATCCGACACCTGTACGGCACGGAGAAGCTGGACTGGGACAACTACGGTGAGATTCAGCGGATCATTGAATCGCTCATTGAAAGCTTCTACCGCAAGCTGGGTCTTGACACCCTCACGCTCCTCACTGGCTCGCACGAAGAGAAGCGGGCTGTGAGACCCTTCCTGGTCGGCAAGGTCATGAACAGCCTTGCTTACTACGTCGATGTGGTCGGCTATATGTACGCCGAACGCAAGGATGGGGAAATCACACGATCCATGCTGGTACAGCCGGTAGACGGCTACGTAGCAGCAGACAACATCGGCATCTTCGGGACTGTTCTTCAGGATCCGAACTTGACGGACATGCACCAACTGTTAACAAAACACATGGAACAACTAGAAGAGGAGCAAGCAAGCTAATGGCAAGTATTGATTTAGCCAAATTGAAGGAGATTGCGGGGGACGCTCCAAGCAGTAGCTATGACGTCCTGCCTGCTGGACCCTACGAGGTAGAAGTGGACCGTGCAAGTTCGGAACCCACACAAGCGGGCAAAGAGCGCATCAGCGTCATGTACAAGGTTGTAAGCGGAGACAACACTGGACGGACCTTCTGGGACAACATGATCATCTCCCCGGAAAGCCCTAAGGCGATTCAGATATTCCTAGACCGTCTCGCAGCACTGGGTGTCAAGAACTTTGACGGCACCGTTGAGCTACAGGACGTCGCAGATTCACTAGTTGGCGCTCGTGCGTCGGTTGTTCTCGAACACAGGGAATACAAGGGCGAAGTCAAGGCCCAAGTCAAGAGCCTCAAGCCTTCCAAGGCGGGCTCAATTTCGAACCTCGTCGCAGGACCGAAGGCTTCCGCACTTCCGGGTAGCCCCTTCTAAATGCCTATCGACTTCAATGCTCTTAAGGACATAGCGGGGCAGGCTGTTACTCCGACGATTCTTAAGAGAGAACTGTCCCTGCCCTGGTTGGTGGAGCAGCATGGAGTCGAGTTAGAAAAGCAGGGTAATCGCCTTGTCGGGGAGTGCCCTTTTCATCAGGACCGCAAGCCGTCCTTCACAGTATTCGTTGATCCGCAGGGGTTTGAGCGTTGGTCTTGCATGCCCTGCGGGGAGTCAGGGGATCAACTGGACTTCCTTAAAAAGAAGAATCCTACCGCAAGTTTCTCCGAACAACTACAAATTGCATCGGGGATGCTTATCGGGTTTCAGCAGGACGGGGCTTGGGAGCCTGCGCAGCTAGACACGGCTCCCACTCTCACACGAGAGGTTGCGGCGGAGGTTGTAGCCGAAGCACAGGAGCACTCGGCAGTTGAAGCCGTGGAACGTCTGCGGCTGCTAAAAGACATGAACTTCGACTCCGAGTGGGTCGTACAGAATTTTAAGTTAGGAATGCTGGGAAGCAAGATCCTAGCGCCTTACTATGACGGAGAGGGAGCATATGCCTACAAGACTAGATACCCTAGAACAGGAACTAAATGGTTTGCAGCAGACGGTGCTAAGTTTCTTGGAAGATTCTATGGAGCTAACGCAGAACGTGGATCTAGCACAAGAGTTGTTCTCGTTGAGGGAGAGTCTGATACTTGGAGTACCTCTTACGCTCTTAGAGACGACCCTACTGTCTCAGTGCTGGGATTATCTACAGGGGCAACGTCTCCTGTGGTCACAGAATCCCTAGCAGGTCTCGACGTCACACTTGCTTTTGACGGGGATGCGGTGGGCCGTAAAGCCCTCCGAACTTGGTACAAGGCCCTAACGGGAATTGCTAAGACAATCTCCGTCCTCCCCCTGCCTGACGGTTTCGACCTCTCCCGGTTGCCGTCCGTGGCAGATGCGCTAGATCGGGCTCGTCTTGTCCTCCCATATTCCGGGCGGGTCCGATCAGGCGCTGTGTTTGAGTTAGCGGGCAAAGAAGATGCCCCCGCTAAAGCCCTCTGTAATTGGGGGTTTATCCCAGAGCGTGAGCTGAGGGGGAAGGGTGTTGCATACGAGGGCACCATAACCACAACAGGCGAGCGAGCCGTCCTCTCAGCCAACGATCTCTCCAGCAAGGCCAACATCGTGCGATGGTCTAATGCGCACGGCCTCGGCTGGACCGGCACCGACAAGGATGCTCAAGAAATTCTGATGTGGCTGGAGTCTGAAGGCCCATTCCTCTCTCCCGGTAACATGACAGAAGTTCTCGGTCTGCATAATGGCAACTTCGTTCTGCCCGACTCCACTATTGGACCAGATTATTGGCGTTATGTCCCAGAAAAAGTTGTCCCCACAGAGGAACTACACATATCCCCCCACCGGGGAGGCTTAAACGTCCTTGCTCCGATGCTGGAGTTTAACGATCTTTCTGTCGTTTCTCCGCTGATTGCCTGGCTTGCTGCTGCGCCGATCCGGGCGATGCTGCGGGAGTTTCCGATCATGGCTGTGACCGGGTCTGCGGGGACCGGCAAGACCGTGATGATCGAGTTCTTTTGTAAGGCGTTTGCCGGGGGATTCCTCGGAACGTCACTGTCGGGCACAACGCCCTTCGCTATATCCGCTTTCGTAGGGGGCACAAATGGGATTCCAGTATGGTTCGACGAAGCTAGGGCAGGGATACGTCAAGACACTAAAGATCACATGGCGCAAGTGCTACGTGCTGCTTACTCTGGACAGACTACGCACAAAGGGTCGGTTGCATCGGGTTCTCTCGCTCTCGATTCTTATTCGGCCCTTGCACCTATCATTGTCTCCGGTGAGGATTCGTTTACAGAAACGTCCCATATAGAGCGCATGATCCTCGTGCAGATGCCCCGCAAAGGCAAGGACCCTAAGGCTCTAGAGGCCCTGCGTGCTGCGTTGCCTTCTGGCTTCGCTCATGATTATTTAAGTTGGCTTGTGTGGGAAATGCACTCTGGAAATATCACGACGATAGGAAACTATGAATTTGGGCCCGACAATCTCGCCTCCCGGCAACGCCTTTCCCTTGGTGTCTTGGATTTGGGCTGGAAACTCCTCGGCTGGTACCTGGAGTCTTTAGGAGACTTCCGTCTTCCTAAGCCTGACTGGAGTGGAATCATTCAGCAGGCCTTAGAGGCTAACTCCTCTGACCCTTTCCGGGAGTCCATTCTCTGGGCGCTAGACAACCTAGACCGCATAGGGCCTATCGTCTGGAAAGACGAGCACTTTATTTATGTCCGCCCTAATGACCTTGTTTCTGAAATTAACCGTCAGAAATTATTTATCTTGCCCGGTGGAGCGAAGGCTATGGCAAACCACCTCATCTCCCTCGGAGGGGTGCAAGGCCGATACGAGCGAAATCAGTATCTAAACGATGCCGTGGCGGCTATTCGTCTGCCTATTGCCTACCTTTCCGATGGTATGATATAGCATGGCATACTCTGTAATATCACGAGCCGGATGGGGCGCAAAACCCCCTACTCACACTCCAGAGACAATGCCTGTTCCTCAAGCCCATGTCTGGATACACCACTCCGTTACGGATGCTTCCTCGTCCGCAACCGGCGATATGCGCACTCTCCAGAACATTGCCTTCGGGCGTGGATTTGCGGACGTTTCTTATTCTTTTGCCGTTCACCCCTCCGGCGCAGTTCTGGAAGGCCGAGGCTGGGGCATTGTCGGCGCACACACTCTTAATTACAACTCAACATCTCATGGGATCGTATTTATTGGTGATTTTACTAAAGTCTCCCCGACAAGAGAAGCGCTCGATGCCTGTCGGTGGCTGATTGCTGAAGGAGTGCGGCTAGGCAAAATCTCCAGCCCTCAGCACATCGGCGGGCATCGTGACGTTTACGCTACAGCTTGTCCGGGACCTAACTTGTATGACCAGATAAATTATATTCGCACCCCCCTTACTTCAGGAGTTAAACCAATGTATTCCCCTGCCCTCGTTCTTGAGCCTATCGTGGCCTCTCTCAAAGCTCCGGGTGGTGGAGAGTGGCTCCTTGCTGCCTCTGGGGCAGTCTACGCATTCGACGCCCCTTACGCTGGCGGTGCCTCCGGGCAACAGTACTTTGCAGGGCGCAAGGCAGCTCGACTGGAGATTGGCCCGCCCGGAAAGACTTACACAATCGTAAGTGAATCTGGGGAGAGGTATGACTACTAGAGGGTTCCGTAGATAGTGTTTGACAACCTTCCAGGGGCTGTCCAGCTAGGGATCGCTGGTCCGTTTATTGCGATGTTCGGGGTGATCCTGCGGACGTACCTTAAGGAGGTAGAGGACCGGGTAAAGAAGGCGGAGGCTAGAGAAGCGGCTGCCACGCTAGAGATAAAGCGCCTTAACGGGGTGATGGTGGAGGACACGATAAGGGCTCTCCATGCTTCCTCAGGTGCAGTAGATGAGTCCGAGAGATTAGTGAGGGAACTCCTCGTGATCCTTGACAGAATGAAGCACGCATAATGACCGTTGAAGATGAAGTTAAGCGGTATCAAACGATCCTGGAGTATAAGTCCGGGAAGCTAAAAGAACTAATAGATGAAGTACGAGCCAGCGAGATAATGGAGCAAGAAGCATAATGGGAATACAAGAGATTTTGCTGGCTCTGAATGAGTCGAATCAACAGCAGATCGAGCAAGCAGATGCTTTACGCTATGACGTAAGGCTGCTCGACTGGAAGTGGCGGAGGGGGAAGATCCTATTCTTCGGCGGAGCAGCTGTGCTCTTTACGTTGCTGCTGATTATGGCATATTTGCTATTTTCCCTCGTTGGGCTCGCTCATCAACAGGACAAGAGCGCTAAACGGCAGGACCACATACTCGCCCAAGTAACCGCACTTGCTGAAGAGAATCGGGCGATAAATCAGGTGAATAGGGACAGCCTCGCTATCCTTCAGGACGCCACCTCTCCTGATGGAGTTCGTTACAAGGCCGGTTTAGAGAATCAGAAAGCGGCTATTGCACAGATAGACGCTCAGAACCAAGCTCGTCAGCAGCAGCTTATGGACGCACTTAACTCAATTCAAGCACAGCTTACAGGGATCAAACGAGCTATCCCAACCACGACAACCACGGCGGTGCGGAGCACGACAGCGCCTCAGGTCGGCCCCCCGCCCACAACCATCCCCGTCTCTACTGCTACGACGATCACAGTCAAGGGTAAGGGGAAGAAGTGAAGTCAGCGGAGGACCAGCTCCGGGCAACACTCATCAAGTTAGACAAGGAAAAAGACAAGACAGATGCTCTAGTCGAAGCGGTATTCGAAGCGGTGGATCTTAACTTAAAATCAATCCGGCCGCCGAAGGTGCTTAAGCCTCGCAAGGATCGCAGGGCTCGCCCTGCAGAGGTGGCCGTAGCTGTCCTCTCAGATTTTCAACTTGGGAAGACAACTTCCACATACAACTCAGCGGTCTGTGAAAAGCGGATTGAGCTTTATGCCGATGTGGTTAAGGATCTAACAAAGATTCAGCGCAGTGTCAACCCTGTTAGAGACTGCCATGTCTGGATCTTGGGTGACATTGTTGAGGGGGAGATGATCTTCCCCGGACAAGCACATCTCATAGATAGCAGTCTATATCGGCAAGTAGCGGTGGATGGTCCCCGCATCTTAGGGAATTTCCTGAGGAGAATGTTAGAGGAGTTTGACAATGTTCACGTTACGGCCGTACCAGGAAACCACGGGTCTCTTGGGGGAAGGGCACGTAAGGACTACCACCCGGAATCTAACGCCGATCGCATCCTATATCGTATGGTCGAGCAAATACTCGCCCACGAAAGTCGTCTTACATGGGATATTGTCGAAGGCGCTGAGGATTCTTGGTATCGAGTCGTCGATATTGGTGGATATAAAACGCTCCTCTTCCACGGAGACCAAGTGGGGAATCCAAACTCGAATATCGCTTCCATTAGCAAGAGAATCACTGGCTGGAAGTCAGGTGCCCTAAACGAGCATTTCGACGACGCCTTCTTCGGGCACTATCACACCGTAACAAAGATCACGGTAAACAAGACAACTGTCCGCATTTCCGGGAGCCCTGAGTCAGACAACGGCTTTGCCCGCAGCACCCTTGCCTCGGTGGCCCGTCCCTCTCAGCAGCTCATGTTTGCTCGCCCCGGCTTCGGGGTCACATCTGAGAGCACGGTCTGGCTGGATAGATGAGGTACCTCTACCGCCTACGCCACTGGATTCGGGGAGAGCATCAGATGACTATCACCTTTCCGGGATACTACGCCCGAGGTGGGTTTTGTGAACAATGTAGGGCTTGGTGGTTTGTGCCTAGAGACCCTGAAGATACTTCTACTGAATGGACGTTTCGATGACCGAAGGAGACATTGTCGAATGTTGGTGGATTGACTCAGCCACCACGTCCTCAGGGTGGTCTGATCTTTCGGAATTAACTAATGAGATTACGCCGATCAAAACGGCGGGGTACCTCATGCACTCTAATCAGGACGCTGTGACCATCGCCCTCTCTCTCGACCCTGAGAATGAGAACTTCAACGGGGCGATCACAATCCCAGTTGTCTGTATCAAATCACTTGAAAGGCTATCAAAGGTGGTAGAATAAGAGATGGTCACTGACAAATTTCTTGCTAAATTCCTAAGCCGTAAGTTGCTACTCTCCGTGGCTGCATTCCTCGCCCTTACCTTTAAGGGTAATGCAGTAGCAGCCGGAGCCGTAGCAGCCATATATGTCCTCGTGGAGGGCTATGTCGACTCAAGGACGCAGGCTAGTGGCGGAACAGACCCGCAAGCGTAAGCCCGCTCAGGCCAAAAAGGCCGAGAAGGTTGATGAGACTGTCCAAGTTCCTGAGGCTGCTCAGACTGAGCGAGAGAAACGTCTAGCAGATATAGACGAAATTCTCGATGGAATAGATGAGATCCTGGAAGAAGAAGCTGAAGAGTTTGTAAAGAACTTTTTGCAAAAAGGAGGTCAGTAGGGGGGTGAAACAGACATTCTTTAAGACGCAGAGCACTAGACCGTCTAAGTTCTTCTACAAAGTTCATGATGTGAACCATAAACACCCGTATTTGAGAAAAACCTGTCTCACTTGCGGTGTAAGCAAGATGATGCAAAAGCGAGCGACAGCTCAATTTTGCTCAATTGCATGCGGGAAAATTGGAAGGCTCAATCCTAATTTTAATGCAGACCCTAATAGTCCTTACAAAACAAAATCAAGGTCTGAGATGGTTCGATACCACGAATTAGTTTATTTACATCGAGGAGCACCCGAACATTGTGTACACTGTGGCACTACCGAAAATCGCATGTACCACTGGGCTAACGTTTCTGGGAACTACGCAAACGTTAACGACTTTATTCGTCTTTGCGTCCCGTGCCACTCTGCTTTCGACAGAACAAAACGCCCTACCTCTGTTGAATTGTCTTCAATCCGGTAAGTGCTCTGAGCAGTCTTTGTCGTTTTGTTCCGCCCGAACTCTCTGAAATGAGACCCTTCCCTCGACCAACAACAGGAAGCAATGACGAAGCGATACGCTCTGCCCTCGCCTGCGTCCCACCCTTCAACGCATTTCCTGTGAAGGTACTATGTCCTGTCGCTTCGCTTGCTAGTGAATTAAGAATCGAAGGAATAGGCCCTCCCACGGTACCGAGAGTCTTAGCATTAAAGTCTCGCCAGCTCGTAGGGTGAAGAGGTGCAGTGGCCTGCTCCGCAGCAGAAATAGCACTGTCCGGGCTTGTGAGCACCTGCCTATCCGATTGGCCTGTAAGAAGCCTAGCGATATTTGCCGGAAGCACACGACCATCTTGTAGATACTCCGGCGCACTCTGATCAGGAGAAGACATAGACCCCTCAATGATGTGCTGCCTCATTGCGTACTTTCCGGGGTTCTTAAATAATTGCTCGACCTGAAGGGGTGTGTTCTTACGCATGAAGGTGTTGCCTGTGGGCATTACCAGCCCATCATGCCTCACAACCCAAGTTCCGGTTGGAGTTCGTGGGCACCATACCTGTCCTTTGAATTGAGATTTTGTTAGGTTGTTGAATAGGTTGAAACCTTGCTGAGTGCTTACATATAGATTGGAAGTCTTACGACGAGCAGTGCAGATGCGGGCCGACCGTCCAGTCATATAAGTTAAAATCTGAAAAGCGTCTAGGACAGGCCCAGGCATTTGCGTGAAGCATTGTTGTCCCCGGGAAGACGTAGACCCCTCAGCGTCAAACATTGCTTGCCACATCGCTTCGGCGGATTCTCTGGACAACTGAGTGACTAGAGATGGTAAGTCACTCTTGTCATGGTAGTGCTTGGTGAGCGACTTTTTATCTTCTAATGAAACTGGAACAGCTACAACTCCCGTGGTGGGGTGGGGCTTATGGGGGGAAGTCCCTAATAAGTCAATGATCTGAGCAAGGAATTTTTTAGGGGACTGATAGACAACCGCTTCCCAGTGGTTTTTCCTCCACCTACCATGACCATCTGTGACTACCCAACCCAAGATTGCAGCCAAGCGGGGGTCTAATAGGCTGTTGGACTCCTCAAATTCTCCCCTAAATGGGACCCGATCAGATGTCAAGAACTCTTGCGCCTCTTTAATAGTGCCGGTTTGTGTAGGCCACCTATGATTGGGTGTGTATGAAAGGCTTAGTCCACCTGTGCGAGAGGTCGTCCAAAGCTCACCGTCATAATCGAAAATCGCCACTTCCTGGATGGGCTCCCACCTCATAACGTGTGTCTCAGGGTCGAAAACCATAACCGGCTCGTTCAAAACTAGCTGATCGAAAGTTTTCCAGCCTCTCTTAGTTAAAATTTCATGGTCGGTCGGGACACAATAAAATGGGATAACTTTCCCAAAGGTCTTCTTCTCAAACTCCGTCAAATCTCCATAGTCAAAGAGGTACTTCTTAACGGACTCAGCAGCAGCCTTTGAGCTGCCCAGCTCCTCACGTTTTGCAATGAAGTGGGCAAGGCGGGCATTGTCTTCGACAATCTGGTTTCCCTTACCACCGAGTTCTGCGACCTTGCCATGATGCGTCAGCTGCTTGCCTATCGCCTTAGCCTTCCCGCCCGTGCTGGCCTCACCAAAAGCACCTTTGAAAGTCTTCCCACCTTCTCCCTTAAGAATGTCATGTTGAAAGAAAGAGGTCCCTAGAGCACCTGTGTCCCTAGCTTCCTTATAAATCCTGTAGTTCTTAGTCCCTAACTTGGCAGCGAGAGCTTGCTCCAATTTCGTAGGGTCAACTGTTTTATCTCGCAGGACTGACCGGACCTTCATTTGAATGCCGAGGGCATCCTTGTACACGACCGGGTTCGTGACTCCGGCAAGGTAGTTTAGGAACACATTACTCCGGGCATTTCGTGCAGTGAACGAGCCGCCTATCGGGATGATAGTTGCCCCCGACTTCCACATGCCGTTCCACTCTTTATAGAACTTACCTAATTTCGTCAACTCCTCACTGGAAGACGATATTGCGTGTGACTTTTCAAGATCATCTGCTATCTCTGTAGGAGCGTGGAACGTTCCCATATCCCCGAGATTAACCGTCCTATACCCCGGAGGAATCTTTCCCTCCGAGACACCCTCAGCTGGGATGAGGATGTTCTTCCCCGTCCGCTCGTCCTTAAGACTTCCTATCTTATCGATATATTCTCGCTGAGCAGCCGTCTTTGCAGCTACCGTAGCGTCAGACAATGCCCCGACATAAGCCCCCTCGTGTAGGACCCTTTCTCCATCTTTAAGGAGCCCGGCCTGTTGTAGGCGAGGTGCAACTTTTTCGTTGATTTGTTGTGCCGTCAAGCCGGGGTACAGCTTCTGTAGATCTATGTTGCCTTTAGAGTCCTTCGCAGCATTAGCCGCATCCTCTCCGAGAGCCTGTGCAAACCTAACCGGATCCTTCTGCGCCTTAGCCCCCGCAGACGTCACAACCCGAGTCTGAGGCCCAACGGCCTTCTCAGTCCCGGCCAGAACGCCTTGCGCTGCTTGTGGAACTACCGCTGAGTCTTGGTGGATCTGCCGTACTGTGTCCGTATATTCTGAGAGTTCAGGCCGTTCGGCTTTCAGGGCCTTTACGGCCCCTTCTCCGGCAGCAATAGCATTGCCGACCAGGCGGTTATCAGCCTCTGTGAGTCCTCCCGGCACTTTCCGAGCAGCAAGGTCAAGTGATCTCTTAGAGTTCTCTAACGCCACGTCCGCAGCGGTCTCTCGGGTCTTTTCAGCATCATTCATAATGCCGCCGACTTCTTTGCCGAAGCGCTGCTCGTTCTTAGCTCCGGTGTGGAAGGCTTTAGCGAGAGTCTGTGCGGCCCCAGTTCCCTTTATTGCCCCCTCAGCTGCCCGTAGGCCCGTTTTCTCAAGGCCCCCCTCAATGGTAGACCCCTTTATCAAATTAACGCCTACAGACGTTCCTGGGATGTGTACGCCGAGCCCGCCTTGTCCACGAGTCTCCAATGCCCGCATTGTGCGGTCGGCAAAACGATTTGCTCCCTCCTCGACCCCGCCTTTTGCCTCCCCCCTCACGACCTCGCCCAGAGTTCGGCGGGGCGTTATTCCCCCCTCTGTAGCGTGCTCAACCAAGGACTTTCGAACTGCTGCCTTTTCACCCGCCGAAAGCCCTTTTTTCACGCCTTGTTGTGCGATGTTCTCCGCAACATCCTTACCGAGACTTTTACTGGCAATCTGAAGGCCCTCTTTAGCAACATCTCCTGTTCCTAAGGTTGCGTAGGTAAGAGGGTCTGTAGCGATTGATCCGAGAATATCCTCGGCGTGCTGCAGTATTCCGTGTGTCTGAACATCCCGGCCTCCGAGGGCCTGTCTAAAAGTGAGATGCTCTTTGCCGAGTGCTCCTCGTGCGAACCCTGAGGCTGCCCCTCCTATAGCGGCAGCAACACCTTTGTCCCTGCCCTCAGCTCCACCACGACCAGCGGACAGCACAGCCTCTCCCGGGCGGCTGATAATGTCACCTACAATAGAAGCACCCTTAAGAAGCCCGTGTACACCGGGAGCGGAAAGAATCTTTTGCCCTACGGATTTAGATTTGCCGGGCTCAGAGCTGCCGCTTACCAAATCTGCTAAGGAACTGTTGCCCGTTGAAGATGGAACTTCGGAGTCTAAAGATTTAGCCTTAGGCTTAGTTGATCCGCCGCCTACCAAACTAGAAAGAGAGTCGTTAGCCATTAGTTAGGGTGTGTCGTGTTGTACTGTGTGGCCCTCTTATTACCAGCTTCTGCCTTAGGGCTGTAGAACTTCTTAGAGTCTAAGCTCTGCGTAATGAGGTTTAAGAAGTCGGGGTCGTCTCCGTGGTCCTGAAGTAGGGAGTTTAGGACGTCATCTTTTGTTACTTTAGAAGACTGTGCTTTAGAGATCAGCGCTTCCGCCTCCTTATACGCTTCCGAGTTCATTATGTCTGATGCCTTGTTATAGTCCGAAATCCCGGCCTTGTGCGCTGCTGTGACTACTTCGGGGGAGACTGCTTTGCGCATTTCCGAGGTGTCGTAGTCGGGGCCAAAGATTCCGGCTGCCCGGTCTTTGCCCACACCACGATCTTGAGCAATTGACTGTGCGAGTGTTGACGGTTTAGGCACAGTTCTGAATGCAGCTTTAGCATTGTCGTAGGCTAAGGAAGCTACGCCTGCTGCCTGTTGTTTCTGGTCCAAATCTGCTTGAACTTGCTGAGCCCGAGTCTTGAGAGCTTCTATGTTTTTCTTTGCGTCGCCTTGTTGTTGAGAGTACGTATTAGCGCCACCTACTGGGCTCCTGAACAGCCGGTCCCCGATAGAGGGTTTTTCTAAGTGTCCCTCATATTTCATAAGATCCTGGATCTGCTTTAGTTTTTCCTTGGCAGCATCCCTCTCCTTATTCGCAGCATTAAACTTCTCTTCGGCGGGGGTGAGGGCGGCTGTGTTGTTTTTATCAATCTCATCAAGCTTATTCCGGGTAGCGCCACCGATCTCAGTTTTAATTAGCTCATTGGTGAGTTCCTTTTGCTTGCCTCCTGCCTTAGTCGCTGCTGCCGCTGCCGCTGCCTGGACCGCTGGCATAGACGCCTTGAGGTTAGACATGAAGTTATTAGATGAAGCTGCTAGATTGCCCCTAAAGGTGTTATTGAGGTTGTTTAGCTGTGCAGTGCTGGCAAGTTGTCGTTCAAAGGGAGCCACTGCCCCGGCTGCCTGATCTTTTGCTGCCTGCCCTGCACCCATTGCATTCCAGCGATCTGCCGATGCCTTGGCCGCTGCGGCCTTACCTTCTTGCAGGCTCTTTTGAGCTGCCTCAAAGGCCAATTTACCCTGTGTGCCTGCCATAGCAGCGGCGTTAAGGAGTCCCGCCTTGTTTTGGTCAATCTGTTGCCCGGCTGTGCTGAAATTATCCATTAGTAAGATCCAAACGATCCGGCGGTATCGTCTTTAGGAGCTGCTGAAGATAGGCGCTGGGCTGAATCGAGGGCCTGTTGTGCTGCTTGTTGCTTATAGCTCTGAAGTTGAGTCTGAAGGTCATTAGTAATGTTCTGTTGTGATGCCAGAGTTCCGGCTCGTGCATTGGCTATTGCCCTGTCCGTGTTGTACTGTGCATCTTGTTGCGCAAGACCCCGAGCACCCGAAGAGTAGGACCCTTGGGCTCCGAATCGGTTAGCGATACTTTTCTGCGATTTTTCGCCTTCATGGTTAATGTCCGCCTCTTGCATAGGAAGTGCAGCACCAACCTGGCCGTACTTAAGTCCGGCAGTAGCCTGCGCCACTGCCTCAGACCCTTGTACGGCGTTGAGGTATGCCAGATATGCGGGGTCGTGGAAGATAGACCCCTGCTGTGCTGCCGTCTGTTGTGGAGAAGTCGGTGGAGTAGTGGGGGGTGTCTGTGTGGGACCCGGCGTAGGGGTGCTAGCAGCCTTAGCCTTAATAGCTGCTATTTGGGCTGCTGAGACTGGACCCATGTACGTGCCATTTAGTACAGACTGCTCTTCGGGAGTTAAATCCATCGTATCTCGGAATCAAAAGGCATAGAATACTATGATATCACTAGGCGGGCTCAACAATTATCCAGGCAATATCCGAAGTGTCTAGTACGTTCAGACTTCCAATAGTGAAGGATGTGCCGGGAGTTCTGGCGGTGACTGCTAAAAGCCCTAAGGTCCCTGATGGGTTATTGTTTGTCAGGAAGATTCGGGAGTTGGCCGTAACGGCAGTCGTAGAAACAACGACAGTCCCGCCTACTAAGGTGGCGATTCCCATTTTCGCATTCGTGCCCTCTTTAACCTTCAGACCCTTCCCAGCCGTATTAGCAATGAAGTCACCGGAGCTGAGAGTAAGGTCTGCCGCAGCTAGTCCAGGATTAGGGTAAGTCCCGGATAAAACACCGCCCGCTGCCCCCCCGGGTGCCCGAGTATTGATTGCATTCCCAGTGCCCGAATCGACAATGGGCGTAGTGAAAGCGCCAGAGTTGCCTACGTCGATGATGTTGTTATTGCCGGACACGTTAATGCCTGTATTACTGCCCCCGCCTCCGGTAGCGAGGGCTGCTTGGCCGACGCAGCCCGAAGCCGTTACGGTAAGGGCCGTGATAGATGAGAGGCCCTGTGTTGAGCAGTGGAGGCTGAAAATTATGCTGTCCGCTGACAATGTGACCTTGCGGTAGTGTCCGGTGATGTAGGCAGGACGTACGTTCGTCCCTCCGGCAATCAGTAGGTCTGTCGAAGGCAGGTCATTGCCTCGACAGTTAAAGTTAGACGTCCTACTGACCGCCAGACTTCTGAGAGTGAGAGTCCCGATATGGGCGTCTCCTCGGGAATAGTTGTTTGTGAACTGTGTGTCTAAAACGTCCGTAATAGTGAAATCGCCAGTCCAGTTGGTCCAGTCACACCCCGTGAAGTCAGCAACACCCCCGAATGTTCCTGAGTTGCGCCCGTAAATTGTGAACGCAGCACTGCCAAAAATGTCTGCTTGTCGGATCTTGATATTTCCGAGGCTTGTGGAAGAGCCTCCAACCTGGCCTGTGGTCCCGGTGTTGCAGATCGCAACTCGGCCACCCACGATATCTATATTCCCGGCCGAGGTGCAGGAGCTTCCGAAAATGGCAAAGGTGGAAGCATCACAGTCCCGAAGGAACAAGGCCGTCGCTGGGCCGGAGCCGAAGAATGTGTTAGTCGTTGACAACCCTGAAGATTGTGTGAAGGTGCAGCGAAATCCTGAGAAGGAGCAGGTGCCGATAGATCCTTGAAATAAGGGTGTCCGTGCTGGGTCGAGCTTGAAGTTGATTCCCTCAGCCGAGACTACTCCCGCTGTCCCCGTAGCCGTTAGCCCGTCCAGGCTCCAGTTCACGCCCGAAGACTGTCCGGGGACGATATTAACCCCGGCTCCCAGAAGCCATATGTTGCGATTGCTCACGTCCACAGCACCAGCACCAAGGTCGGTGTAGTTCCCGCCCTTAACGTAGATGAGGTGGCAGATGCTCGTGCCCGTGTCCTGCGCCTCTATGGCGGCCTTGATCGAGGTGTAGTTCCCAGAACCGTCCGAAGCCACAACGACAAAAGCACTGAATCCCTGGGCAGAACTAAGCGCAAACTCTAGCTCTTGATCCCGGTCCATTAGCAGTGTGAGGAGATCGTCCTTGTCCTGCTTATCTCCGGTCCAAGTTTTATTCATAAGATCCCGAAGCTCGATCAAGGAGTAGGGATAGCGGAAGGGAGCGGTCATTAACCTGTCTCCTCCGCTGAAACTTCGATCTCTACGACGATCTTTTGAATTGCGATTCCTCGGATATTGGAGAAGTTAAGCTGGAAGCCGTTACCTCTGCCTTGGCCGCCGAACTGAAAAATTTTGCGCTTCAGTACGCCCGTGTCAGATCCTGAGGAAGAAGCCTCATCAAATGAGAGACTGCTGGAGGTCGTAGAGGTGCCTTCGTACTGGCGAAGGGCTGTAACTGTAAGGTCGAAGTGGTTCGTCTGGCCGTTGTTAGGGTCGTACCGCAGGAAGTCAACGAAGACTGAGCGGACGTGTGCGATCTCGCCCTGATGCCCCCACCACTCCGGGAGAGTGAAGGAAGCAGCGGGGGCAGTGTTAGATGCGTCCCCCGTGGACTCAAGGGTGCCGCTTGCAACGCCGGGGCGATTCAGGTATGTGTGCCAGGCGTAGAACTTAGGTGCAACTCCCACGGAGCCGGGTGTAGCGATAACAGGTTTGTCTCCGCCTCCCATCACCATCCACCCGCCGATTGCAGTCTCAAATGTGTGGTATGTCCACGCTTTCTCATGTCGGAGCAGGCAGCGATTAGCAGCCCCAGCTCCGGCAATACCGGAGACCACTCCTACCTCATCGTTATAGTTCAGGCTGCGCATTGCGAGAGAAGGAGGCAGGTCACCTCCGCCGATTGACGTCACAGCTCCCGACAACCACTGTAAGTGGCGCTGGTGGTCCGTAATAGCACCGCTGAACTGGGCGGGGTAATCCTTGCCGTTCGGGATAAATAAGATATGGCCGTTTTCCAGCATTACTGCGTCCGTAGGTGCCCAAGGCGCTGAGACAGCGAGGTTCGGGTCGCCTGATCCTGAGCCGGTACCGTACACCTTTCGTACGACGGGACTCGTGGCAATATCTCCATAGAGCACCCACCATGATCCGTCTTCCTTGGCGATAAGAATGTGTGTGCGCTGGGGGTACATTGCCCGGATCTGCCAGCCATCGCCTATGTCGACGAAGTTCGTCGAAGTCCAAGAATTGTAGTTATCTAAGTCGGAGAACCGAATACGATTTCCGGAATTAAGCCCTGTTCCGACCCCACCGATGAGCATTCGGTTGTTCTGAAGGCATATCGCCCGTCCACCGGGGGAGCCCGTTAAAGCCGTGAGAGCGACAGAAGTGTGATTAATTAAATAGCTCTTGTCCGCAAAGTTGGTGATGTATGTTCCCGCAGGGTCTACAGCAGCCTGAAGGGGATACGTGGGTTGGGCGGTAAGCGTTCCTGTGTATGTGAAGACTGCACTCCCGACGCCGGAGTCATTGAATCCGTAGATGGTGGACCCAACACAGAACCAAATTTGTTTGGCAGTGTATGAGCACCAGCCTAAACCTCGGAGTATCCCCGTAGGAACGCCCGTAGGAGCTAGGTCCTTCAGCCCCGCACGAGGGCCGAGGGCTCCGTTTTGATACAGCTGCATATTGACTCCGGTAAAGGAGTTAGGCGGAGCATGGAGACCGCCCAGCAGTCCGTATTCACCGCCCGAGAAATCACTATAGACTTTATTGACGATACCCATTAGATTTGGGAACCGGGTCTAACCCTCACACGCTGAGTGGCACTTGTACGACGCACGTTGTCTCGCATAACCTTGAGCATGGCTTGGTATTGTTCAAGGTATTGGGTCGCTCGTGGGGAGTAACGAGATTGCTCTTTATTCTGAACACAGCCGTAGTAAACAGCCAGATCCACGATTGCATCGTGATACTGCGCTGGTAGGCGTGGCGTATCAGTCGTATTAGTGAGAGTGGTCTCGATTACGTAGTAGACATGATTGATCGTATAGACGGCATTCGGGACAGGACGCACAAGCAGCGAGTCGGCTTGAATAGCGTACATGTTCGGGATACCCTGAAAAGAAGTGGGGGTGTTGAGCAGCTGCGCCAGCGGGTAAAGTTCAAGAGCGCCGTAGGGTTCAATGTGCAGGATCCTGGTCTTGTACCATCCTGTTTGTCCCGTGAGGCTGAGAGTTCCCGTACCAGCAACAGTGGTGAGAGTCGTGAGGACTTCGTTCCACGGCCAGTCATGTTCCGTACCGATCCGGCGAATAGCTTTATTTATATATCCATCTACGGTCGCAGTGGGGTAGTACTGGTCGGTAGTAGTGACACCTATATTAGAGTAGAAGGCAGCCCTAAGTGCAGCAAGGTCCATTAGAGAAGGTCCTTCTTAATCGCCCAGGCAACGTGCTCTGCCGTCTGTAGTTGCCGGTCCCGTGTGTCCTGTTCCTTCTGTTTTTCAAGAAGTGCGTTGTGCTTGTCCATCTCGGCTATTACGTTCTTTCGTCTCATGTCCCAGGAGATAAGCCCTCGGATAAGTTGCTCATCTAGCTTGGCGTAGGGCTTAGACACGCAGATGCACCTCCGCTTGCCGTCATCGCCCCACTGATGCAGCTCCCAAGTGTGGTTTTCGTTTAAGATGAGGATTAGGTTTTCGTCACCTTCCCAGCCGAGTGTGGGGTCTCCGAAGTGTAGTTTATTTAACATGTCGGACACTGAAGGGTCCAGCCATACGGTCTGCCCGTTCTTGAGCTGGGTGGGCCGTTGAAAGGTAGAGTGCATCCCCCCAGTGTATCAGGACAGCAAAAAGCCCCCTCCGTGAGGAAGGGGCTTTACTTGCTCTGGCGTTTAAGCTTCTGTCAGACCAGTCAGAGCGCCGTGGGCGTTCCTCATGTCAGTAGTGAACTCGTGACGCTTGTAGATCGTACCTTCATAGGAAAGGGACGAGCCAGCACCGGTTTGACGGGCCAAGATGGATCCGTCGTCGTTCTGGAACTCCCAGTCCGAAGCCTGGTATTCAAACAAGTGACTTGTGTTCAACAGCCACATCGTGCCGTCCGGGCAGTCACGGTCAACCACAAGTGCGGTCGGTGATCCACCGTTGGAAACGTCTAGGCCCTTGAATCCACCCTTTAGGTCCACCGTGTTAACGAATCGTTTGTTGGTGGTTAGGAGGGTAGCGTAAGCCCGACGAACACCGTAGGAGCTGATGATTAGGTCAGCTTCTTGGCCCGAGGCAATTGCAATGTTGTCTTGCACCTTGGTAACGGCATTCTCACTGATAGAACCGCCGCTCGTGTTGAACGACGCTGTAGGCGTAGCCCATACTGGGTAGGTGGCCGGGTCAACGTTGAACAGTGTGCCTGAGGTAGCAACAATGGACTGAACACCCGTGAGCTCCACGTTGTTCGCCGAGGAGGTGGCGTTTAGGCCAGTTCGGAAAACTTTGTGGGATGAGGTGGTCGTGACCGCTGCACCGGAGATGGTGATGGTCTTGTTAACTGAGTCAACTGCGGTGATCTGTCGGTTTGAAGCGACGGTTTGAGGAGCCGCAACAGTACCCAAGTCGATGTACATTCCGACTTCCAACTCACGCATTGCGCTGAGAGGAGTGGCAGCCGCAAGCTGCACCGTGGTAGATGCGGTAGTTGTACCCGCCGTAGCGATAACACCGTCGGTGGTGCCCCAGAGCTGGCGGTTAACGTCACGCTTTAGGTCGTCCTTTGCCCGTGTCAGTTCGGAGTCAACGGCCCGGACGAAAGAACCTTTGTCGGTCTTCGTCTGGAGGATGACTTCCTGGGTGAAGGTCACTACGGCCATGTTGGTCTTCAACGGCACACGCTCTTCTGCGTAGCCTTGATTTCCAGCCGTAGGCTTAATGCCGCCTTCAAGACGAGCACCGACACCGGAGTTACGAGTAACGTGCAAGGACAAGACGGCTCGACGGCCTTCTACATCTCGTTCGTTCTTCTCGACCTGCGCAAGCAGGACATTTGCATTGTTTAGTTCTTCACGTACGCCTGGCTGATAGTCTTCACGCAAAGCCTGGTCCAAGTTTGCTAGGGATGCACCCATTTAATTTATTGTTCCTTTCAAATAAGCGTTTAGATTGGGATGCATTTCAACCCAACCAACAGTTGTGTTGCACTTCGTGCAGAGAAGTCCTCTGACTTCACCTGTTTGATGATCGTGGTCAACTGCGAGACGCCTACCTGAGACTGGCTCTGGTCTTGCACAAATCTTACATTTGCCTTCCTGAGACAACAAAAGCATATCATATGCATCAGAAGTCATTGAAATACCTCGTCGCTTCCAATTACCCTCAGCATGAGCATAGGGATTGGCGGCATGCCACTTCTTTGTTCACACCTTATGACAGGCTATGCAGTATCGGTAGTACTTGCCTTCTCGATATTTATGGGTGTAATAGTCTGTTAAAGGCTTCTCGACACTGCAATCAGCACAAACCCTCACTTAATTTACATCACTCCGGGACATGCGTTCGAGAAGTGCAGACTTAGAATCCTTAAGATTCTTAATCGTCCGGCCCTCGCCTGCGAGCTGTGTCCCATTACCGGGAGCGCCTGCCCCATCAGCGTCTTTAGTCTTACTAGCGATATATTCGTCGATCGCAGCTTGCTTGCGCCCAGCGAGGATTTCGTGGGCCTTCGTAACGTCGCCCGAAGTGTCATAGGCCGCAAGATCCATGAGCCAGCGGTACTCGGGAGTGCCGGGGGTGTACCCCAAGCCCTGAGCCTCGGTCTCCAGCTCTTGAACGGCCTTAGCCTGGTCTTGTTGAGCCTGCTGTTCCTGAAGGTACTTCTCAAGGTCCGACTTTGTAAGGAATCCTTCCTCTACCGCCTCGACGCCCGCCTCAGCTTCGGCCGGGGTTCCGCCTTCTGCGAGGATTGACTCGTAGATCTCCTTCATGAGTTCAGCGCCCGCACGGGGGTCCTGCTGGAAGGTGCTAGCTAGCTCTTTCCAAGCGTCCCTTTGTTCTTGCTCATAAGACTCAAAAATCTCATATTCTTTGGCTTTGGTACGATAATTTGCCGCTTCTTTGCGGATCTTTTCCACATATGCACGGTCAAACTTGTCCGTCTCGGCATTATCGAATGGGTCTACTTCCGTCTCGGGCGTAGCTTCGGGAGCTGCGGCTTCTACGGGGGCTGCCTCAAGGGCGGGTGCTACATCTACAGGTGCGTCGTCAGGCATCGGGCCTGTCTCCTTTACTGTTGTGGGTTATTTGGTTCGGTCTGATCCATTGGTGGTGTTGGTCCTTGTACTGGACCGGGAGCCTCGGGAGGAGGAACATTGCCCGTCTCGTCTGGGACGATGGGGGTGGGAATTTGCTGAGCCGTGGGTGTCGCAGCGAGGCCCTGGGAGACAGCTGCCTGAGCCTGACGCTTGCCCTCTTCTTCCGCTGCCATTGTCTCATGGGCTTGGACGTGTTGGTCCACAAGATCACGCAGAGTGGTGTCCAGAGACTCATACCGGGCACTCTTTCGAAAGTCGTTGTGATCCATTATGTGGTCAGCGTGGTTGTCGAAATCGGCGGGAACACAGACTGTGCCCATTGCCATATCGTGATTCTCTCGCTTAGCCTTTGCGTGGTCCATCGAAATAGCCTGGAGGATGTCATCCTGCCCCGGCAGGTCCGCCATCTTTGCGAACAAGAGCGGGTCTTGTGTGACCTTGCGATCCCACATGCTCTGTGCCATAGCAAACAGCGCCGCACGAGAGCGGGGCTGGAGTGCGTCGGAGGGAACCTCGGCGGTCGTCTGTCCAGAAAGGGAAGCACCTGTCCAAGAAACCGTTTCCGGCACTTGCCCGGACGTCTGAATCTTAGCTTGGCGGGTCTCTCGAACCTTGTCCTCGTAAAGTTTGAGGAAGAGGGTGGCAAAGCGACCCCACCCGTCAGCCGTCTCTTTCACAAGATGACCTATCGGGGAGTTGTCCTGCTCAACTAAAACCGACAATCCAACGCCAGAATCTACATTAACTGGCGCCTCTCCCCGAGAAACTGCGTGAAGGCCGAGAATGTCATCCATCTGTGCGGACAACATCTCAGGTTCACGAATCCACCAGTCCGGCATAGAAGGAGGACTGAGATATGAGGGGATACCGCCGTCTGGGCCTGCGACATAGTTAAGGACTTCGCCGGGGAGATCACTAACAGCGTCCTCGTCGTCGATCGCACCCTGCGGAAGAAGAAGCCGGGAGTTACCCGAGAGCTTCATGTGCTCGATAATGTTGCACCACGAGGCGTTGTAGGCAGTTTGCACCGGGACGGCAGCTGATACTACGGTATCGCCTGTCGCACGGCCAGGAATCTTGGTCTCCCTAAAGCAAATAACGTTAAGGCGATCCTTAAAGGGGAAGGGCCAGGGGTGTGGACCGTCTACGATCTTGTCCCCGACAATGGTGGCTACAAGGCCGTTGGGGTTCTTGGAGGATGGGCGCTCGTAGTAAGTCAGCACCCGAGTCAGCTCAACAGGGTAGGCAGTGTCTGACGAGCCCACGTAGCGAGCCTGAGGAGAGGCACCCGAGTTGGCGTCGGTCGGTGGCGTCTCTTCCATCTTAAAGCGTTCTTGGACTTCAACAGGGGGGAAGGCTTGCGCCCGTATCCACCACTGCGCCTTTTCGAAATTCCGAGTCCCTGGCTCGAAGGCAACCTCGACAATAGACATGACCGTGACACAGGCGTCGCCCGTGCCTACAGTCTTGCCTGTCAGTTCTGATTTGCCGAGCGTAGTGCCCGACTCAGGGTCCCAGTCAAGTGCGAGAAAGCTAGTGCCGCCCTCCCACAGTGCCCAGGACAGCTCTTCTCGGAGGTCTTCCCAGTTCTGTCGCTTGTGAGCGTCCCGAAGGACAGCCTCGGAGATGTGGGCACCACGCACAGAGGCATCGTCGGAGCCCGAAGGGGGGACTTCGAATTGGAGGGGGCGAGATAGCAGTTTTGCCATGATCGTCCGGCTGGACGGCCACAGTTTGTTTACGGTAATTTGAACCCGAGAGTTATCCCGAGCAATATCTTGGACCGTGTTTCGTGTTCGGTCCCATTGGACCCACTGACGTCCTGAGATGTAGGCCTTGTTAATCCAAAACTCTTGGCTTTCCCGTGTGACAGCCCGAACTCCCCGCTCGTAACGATCTTTAACGATCTTAGCGGTGATTGTAGGTGTTAGTGCTTCAGGTTTGGAAGGATCTACGGCGTCATCCACTAGAGACCGATCTGCTCAACCGGACGAATCGGCGTAGGGGCCTGAGTGCGCCCGGAAGGAGCCTCAAGGCGCTTAAGTTCAAGGGGGGTCCTAGAAACAAGGGCGTGAACAAGGAACTTACGCTCCCGAGACTGCAAAACAGCCTGCACAGTGCTTGAAATAGCAAGCACAATCGCAAAAGCGTAAGGAATGTACGTTGTCATTAAGAGACGGCCTGCTCATTCCACGCAGAAAGGGCCTTAAGAGCCTGTTCAGCCGTAACAAGACGGGCAGCAAGCGCTTCTGTCTCTTCGTGGGCGTCCTTGACGGCCTGTTTTAAGTTATTTGACTTAATCGGAGTAATCATCCCGAGTAATCCGGCCATCTCGGTGACGCAGGACTCACAAATCGACACCCAACCTTCGAAATCGACCAGCTTTTCACAGTCGATAACGCTCTCTCTACGTCCCTGAAATAGAGTTCGCTGGGCCGCCTTGCAAAAGAAGCAGGAATTATCAATAGTTTGTGGTGCGTACTGATCTGTTACATGAAATGCCATTTAAGCTCCTAGGTATTGGCCTTCGAAGAAGGTAAGGGACCCTGTGGTGGGCCGAACTTGAACAGAAGCAGAAGTGAAATTAGTCACTTGAACGTAAAAATCACTCTTATATGCGGGTGGACTGATCTTTTCAACCAACACCGGCCCCGCACTTATTACTTCTTCGGCCGTTAGAGATGATGCGGTGACTTTGCCGGAAGCTATGGGATTAGAGTTGCCATCCGTAATCTCAACAAGGAGAGTGCCAGAAACACCGTTTGGCTGAACTACTACGGTGGTTTCAAACTGGTACACGCCCATCTTCTCTACTTCCAGCTTCTGTGAGAGTAAAGTGCTTGAAAGGTCATGCCAACCGTTGGTGTTAACGGTCTCATTATCAAACGGGATACGAACGGTTGCCCCAGCAGCAATGGTGGTTACTGCTGAGCCTAGAAATGCGTGTGCCGCCACTGCTTGTGCCACTATTTCTCCTTAAATTAAGCCGTTGGGCCGAGGTTTTTAACTTCAAGTAGTGTTTTGGCTTGAGTGCCTACGGGAGAAAGGGACCCTGAAGATGTACCAGCTCGTCCTAGACAAGTAACATTGCCTCCCGACAGATCGCCGCTAACCACAGTATGCACGATGGTCGCATGTAGAGCATTGTACCCAGCCCCGTTTGTCTTGGTTTTTCCACGTAGATAGGTAGTTAGTCCTACGGTGATACCGACACCCAACGTGGCGCCTATGTCAACATATCCCGTGAGTTCAAGTGTAACTTCAATGTCATCACCAACAGCAGCGGCAATGTCAAGTGAGATCCCATTGAGAGTTCCGGGAGAATCCTCGGATCCTGTGCAAGTAGTCTCATCAGCTGAAGTAAGCTTCTTGTGTGTGATCGAAGCGCCACCTCCAGAAGGAATCTGAGGAGCAAATCGACCGTTATCCCCTAAAGAGGAGTCCCACACCAGAATGTTTCCGTCATTAAGAGTGGTGTTGGTGTCAATTTCGTAGCCGCTAGAGTCATGAATTAGGTTAAAAGTATTCGGCTGGTTGTACCACTTGCCCGCAGCATAGACCGGAACATCAAAATTGTTGAGAGCATAAGTGTCGCCAATATCCGTGTCAGCGAGTTCAGCAAAGGTAGAGATGCCAGTAGCAAGTGTTCCGACCCCGGCATTCCAAGCTGCTTGGACCCCACTTAGTGTAAGATGCGAACTTAATGAAGCATCATCATTAGCAAGAGCCACAGTCCAGATGTACTGGCTGTATTGCCCGGTCGGCAGATGGGTGGTGATCGTCTGGACCAAAATACCGTCAATGAAGAACTCAACCTTTTGCCCGCTGGTCATTTTTGCGTAATAGAGGTTGTCACCACTTTGATTGTCAAATGTCAGCGGATCAGAAAGCGTGGTGCCACCAGAGTTGCCGACTGAAGCCCGAACCTCTACAACACCACTAACAACGGAGAATATAAAGCCCATGTGGTCCGGTGGCGGAGCGATTGCAGCCAGATTATTGTTGAAGCCGCCGAATGTCACGAAAGCATGGCAGTCAATTGCAGGGTCAATGTATAACCCCGCTGCAATTTCAGGGTTTTGATCCCAAACGGGAGCAGAATACCAGTCCGCATTTGAAACTGCGACTACCCCCGTAGGACTAGTTGCTCCGCCCGTCAGCTGCGCCCCGCTATCATCACGAACAGCGGCACCGCCTCCGGCAGTAGCAACTTGGAAAGCGGCTAAATCTTCTAAAAACGTAAAGGTACGAAACTTGGGGGGCTCAATAGGAGCGGCAGCACCGTCTGCGCCCGGAGCGCCGGGAGCGCCG